CGGACACGGGAACCGTATCCGTCTGGAGAACCTGATAGCCGAGGTAAGTCGGGATGTTCACTTCACCCCGAGAGTTCGGAATGAACTCGATCAGGTTCTGCTTCTGGAGATTGGTGTATATGCGAGAATGAATGATGAGGAGCTTTAGGGCGCCGCTCTCATCACCCATCGTCTGCTTGCCTTCCAGAATGGCGTCAGCAGACATCTTCGCAGCCTCGCCGGCCTCACCGGTAAGGTCCAGGACCATATCGCCGCCGTCGTTGGCGATGTTGTCGTTGAACACACCCGTGAGCGTCGAGACGACGATGCGGTTGAACTGACGAGCCCAATACGCTCCGACGCGCGAGGCGATCGCCATCTGCGGGTCGCTGCCGGCAAGCTCAGCCACGAGACGGGCACTCGACCAGCCGCGGGTACGGAACTGGCGGATTGCCCTAGTCTTGCCTGACGTGATCTTACCGGGCGTTGCGTGATCGTCCGGATCGTCGTTCGCAACGTCGCTCTCAGTGTCATCGAGATCGTTCCAGTGCGGAACCTGGAAAGTCGATCCACCGCCAGCGAGCTTCGACACAAAGTCCGGGTCCATGCGAATAGCGCCGCTCTCGAAAATGGGCGCCTTCTGCATGGTCTCCTTCAGCATGTACGCGGAGAAAACTTCCGGCACGATTGCGTCGGAAAGACGAGTAACCATTTACAACTTTTCTCCTGAAAACAGGAGACGCTTATCGCTTTGAGCGCTTCTCTTCCTGCTGTCTCAGGAAATACGCCCACATCGCTTGATCCTCTGGGGGGAGCGCGCGGATAAGCATCTCTGCGCGATCCGGGTCTGACTTGATGAGTTCGCCTTGCTCTTTTGCGGTCCCCTTCTCTTTCGGATCGAACGGGTTCCGACCGCTATTGCGCTCACCATAGAGATCGTCTTCCGCAAACATGCCGGAGCCGACCTTCGCCATCGCCTCGAAGAACTTGGCGTTAGCGACGGTGGGCTTTCCGTTCACGGCGCGGATCACACCCATCTCCGCAAGGCTGTCGCCAAGCCCAAGCTGCCGAATTGCGCGTTGGGCAAGGTCGAAGTTTCTCTGGAAAATGGGCGAGTTCGTCTCTCCCCAGGACTGCTTCAACTGGCGCTCGGCAGTGTTCACAAGCTCAGCCGTCTGCTCGGCAAACTTCTGCTGCTGAGACGTAATCGACTGCTTTGCGAACTCGAGAAACCAGTCGTGTACACCAGAAGCCTGCTCAGGTGAGAGCTTCAGCTTATGAGCGCCCTGCTTGAAGGCGTCGGCAAAAGCCTCGTTGTAGCCAAGCTTCTCAGCGTCCTGTGGTTTGTTGAACACGTAGTCACCCAGCCGGTATTCCTGCTGAGTGTTGGGGCCTCGTGCGGAGAACTGCTTTTCAAGGTCGCGGTAGCTCTTCAGGCTATCGCTGAAGGACTCCCAGCCCTTCTGCTTGAACAGCGCTCGGTCCTCTTCAGAGAGCCCGGCGAGTGGATCGCTTCCAGGACCAGCCCCGTTATCGGCACCAGACCCGCCACTACCGACGCGAAGCTTGTCCGGCTGATTGCCAGCGTTCTCAGAACCGTTTCCGGTCTTCTGGGAGTTGTCGCCCTTGTCCTGTTGACCAGTTCCGGACGGCTCACCACCGGAAGCGTTCTGCGCGAGTTCAATCGGCATTAGCGAATAAATTCCCTTGTTTCAGAGTGATTGACGGCCTCCACCCTGGCAGCACGTTCGAGCGCGGCCACGTCCTCGTCGGACAGGGAAAGGAAACCGAAGATGTGACCATAGAGAGCACGCATACCCTCGGCGTACCGAAGATGGTCACTGCTCACTTCGGGGCCGAAATACTTATTGAAGCCGGACCTGTGCAGGAGATCCGCAAGGACAATTTCCTTGTCCTCGCTGCTCGCACTAAGACCTGGCTGGAAAACGGCGCGGTAGGCTTGAGTTAGCCGCGCCTGTCTCCGCATGTCGCCGGACTTGTCCCGGCCGAGAACGGTGTGCAGTGATCGCCAGCCCATCACAGTCCCATTTGCTGAATGTTGACCAGCGCTTCGCTGCTCTGCTTACCGGCCGACGAAGCGTCCTTGGCAATAGCCGCAGCCTGAGCGAATGCCTGCTGATTGCTGCGAACCTGACGGATCTGCTGGACGGCTTCGAACGGACGCAGGAAGTCAATGGGCATGCCAAGACGTTCACCAAGCCCGCGGGCCATCCGGTCCTCATCGAAGTTGTCAACCACTTCAGGCTTGATCTGGGCCAGAGGCGCCATGACCTGAAGCGTGCGGATCGTTCCCTCGACCTCCTTCGTTTGACGCAGCCTGCTCAGCGGCCCGGTGAATTGCGGCCCGATCTTCAGACCCTGAAGCCTCGTCGGCGGGACAAACGCACTGCCGGGAGCGTACAGGCCCCGACGAGCAAGAATGTCCAGCTCGCGGTCAACCAGATGCGAAAGCCCTTGCTGGATGCGTGATCCTGCCGGACCTAGCAGCTCGCCTTTTTCATTGGCGCGGATCAGAGCCTCTGTCGCCGTCCTCTGAGGGTTCTGAACCAGGAGAGCGAACAGGTTGATGTACATGCTCTCCTTGACCTGATTGCGCTTGGCCTCCAGAACCAGAGTGGCGAAGTCGAGCCTTTGCCCGGTGAACATCGGCTTCACGAGTTCCTGGCCGGTGGGGCTCATTCCGCCGTAGTTGATGGCGCCAGGGTTCGAGTTCGGCCGGTTCATGACGCCGGCATTGGCGACCAGAAGTGGCGGGTCGATCGCCTGCTGCGAAGCCGTCAATTCGTTCTTCGCCATCAGGTTCAGCGACTGGATATCCGCGAGGCACTTCATGACTGGCCCTTCGCCGTAGATCCGGCCGGGCTCCGGGAGCCACCGGAAATCGACAACAGGGAACTCGAAGAACCCGCTCTCGCGGACCACCCTGCGGCTCTCGACCTCGACATGCAGGGAGGCCCATGGGGTTCGCATTACGCCCTCTGAAGGGAGCCCGAAGTCACCCCGCGGCTGTACGCACTGAACGAACCCAAACCTCCGATCCTGCTCTTTCGGGTTCTCAGCACACTTCTGGATGATCTCTGAAACTTTGTTCCCGAACTTCTGAACAGCTTGGCGAGCCGTGAGGCTGTAGTCTCGATAAAACGTGTCGATCTGGCCCAAGTGGTCTTCATCGACAAAGCATTCATCGAGCGGGATGTAGCGATAGCGAACAAGGCTCTTCCGCCCTACGCCATCCTCAACCCACATGAACGCATTGCCGAAAGCGACTAGGCGCCGGAAACACGTTTGGCTCCCGGCAATCCATCCGCTGTCAGCGTCGTAGCGGACCTTGAAGACCAAGTTCCGCAACCGCTGCATCCACAGCTTTTCTCGATAGGTCGCCTCTTCCCGAGAAAGGGACAGGATCTCGAAACTGTGCCAGTATTCGGACTGAGGAATAATCAGCGCCTCAAGTCCGCTCGCCAATCTGTCAACGGCTGTTACCGCCGTGCTGTCGTAAATATCCTTGGAACGTCGAGCGGCGGTCGCCATCAGAAACTTGCCGCTGGAAACGCTCGCGCCTGAAATCCTCGTACTGAAGTCGCCCGCATCAGGGGCAGCAACTCTCGCGACCTGTTTCCAGGCCCACTCGTAATCGAGGCGATTTGTTGCAAGAGATGCGAGGCGATTGATTACGTCGTCGCCCGTCCCTGCCATTTACCGCTCATTGATTTTGTCGTGTCGGGTCCAATACGACACGTGTTCCGGGCTTCAAGGCTGCACCGGGACGCGAGAAGTTCCGGGCGGTGCGCTGAAGCCGATCAGTCCTGACGACGCCTCGGGTCACGTACTGATTACCAGCCCGCGCGGATCTCGGCCTGAAATCGAGACCAAAGCCCGCGGCCGGGGAATAGAGATCATCGAACCCGAAGCCGTCGAAGCCGTCGATGTACACTAGAAGCCTGTTGCCGCGACCGATGTAGTCGGCGCAAAGCTCGTGGTTCCAAGCCCACTGGTCAGGATGGTCGAAGCCAATCCGAACTGCCCGTAACCCGCATTGATGCGCCGGGCTTCTGCTGCTTTCTGAGCATCCGGTTGGTGGGGCGGAGGCGGCGGTGGCGGAGGCGTGGGTGTTGGCGCCATTGCCTGAGAGGCCGCCATGCCGCCCACCGCCCCCAGCAAAAGAACGCCCGTCGTTATTGGATCAAGACACACGATAGAACTGGTCCCTTGTGTAAGCGAGCTGGACGAACGGCTCGCCTGTCAAACTCAGATGCCGAACGTCGTCACTCTCGATGTACATTCCGAAGCTCTTCAGCCACTCGATTGACTGAGTGCAGCTCCGTGGAAGGCGAACCTCGATCCGGCGCACGCCGCTGTGCATCATCCTCGGAAGCCACTCTTCCTTCACGAACCGGGTCACTTCCGGCATCACGCGCGTGGCCTTGTCGGTTCCGAAACCCCACAGCCGGCGGACATGAGGGAAGCTGCCGTTGGTCCCGAATGCGAAGACAGGCTCGCCGCGAAG